CGGGCTATCAAGGACGATTGCCTTGGGCAATGGAAGGTTGGCGACGAATTTGTAATTGGCAAAGAGACGGAAAGTATTTATGGGCGCGATCTAAACCACGAAGCAAATCGTGATGAATTTGTGCTTGTCGATTCTGCCCCCGCAATCGACGCCCACTACACTAAGTACCCCATTCAGCCTATGGAGTTCAGCCTTGCAAACGGGCTAGACGCCGCACAGCACACGGTCATCAAGTACACGGTGCGTTATCGAGACAAGGGCGGTATTCGCGACCTGAGGGCGGCTATCCGCGTGCTGGAACTGATGATTGAACGCGAAGAGAAGAGGTTGCAGACCAATGACTAATGCCCCACTTCCGCAAGCCGCGCTCGACAAGATTCACACGATGCAGGCCGCTGGCTTTGCCGACCGCGAGATTGCCGAAGCGTTGGGCCTAAACAAAACCACCGTGTCGAAGAAGCGACGGGCCATGGGCCTGACCGCGAACGATACGCGGTTTACGCCCACCGATGCCCAGCTTGCCGACCTGCGCGAAATGAGCAATCGCGCCATGGAACGAAAGTACGGCACAAAGGGCGAAGTGTGGGCGAGGCAGCGGCGACGCTACGGCATCGATCCGTTCCGCTTGCCCACCGTGCGCGACGGCGTGCCCGTCAGCCCACTTACGGGCGAGGCAATCAAGGACAAGCCCAAGCCCGAGGTATCGTGGGCGGTCGTGCAGAACTGTTTTAGCGGCCTTGCTCCGCGCCGTCCTGGTGGCATTGCGTATGATGCAGCGGCGTTCCTGCAAGGAGAGCGCTATGCGGTGTTCAACCGCAAGAAGCTAGGGCTGGGCGAGGGCTGGCAAGTCGGGCGTGTCTCGATGAGTGAGGCCGATATGATCGCAAAGGCAGAGCGCATCAAGGCGCGTAGAATGGGAGTGGCGGCGTGACACGGTATCGAATTGTAACTGATAGTTATGCTGGCTACGAGGTTCAGTTGTGGCGCTGGTGGTGGCCGTTCTGGGTTCAGGGTCACACCAACACGCATAGTAGCGTGGAACGCGCAAGGGCGTACATTGAAAGGCTAAAGCGTGGTGGCGTGGTGGAGTATGTCGATTGAGCATCACCGTGCGCCTCCCCTTCCCGCCCGCAATCCTAAGCGGACATGCGAACGGTAACGGGCGGTGGAAGAAGATTGCCGAGACTAAGCGGTTTCGCACGCTGGCACTGGATGCTGCGTCGAAGGCGTTCGTTGAGCCATTCCCTGCATCGGGCGACATAAGATTGCACTTGCATTTTGTGCCGCCCGATCGTAGGGGGGATAGGCTGAACTATGTCAATCGATGCAAAGGGTTGGTTGACGGCATTGCGGATGGGCTGGGCGTGAACGACAAGCGGTTTCTGCCCAGTATCAGTTACGGCGATCCGCAAAAGCCTGGGTGTGTGATTGTAACTATAGGAGGTGAGTGATGGATATTGGCGAACTGCTAACCCGCTGGTATGAAGCTGAGATGTGGTATAACAAGGCTACGGATAACAGCGAAAACGCCATGTACGAGCGGCAGGATCGCGACACGGCGCGTGCTGAACTGGTGGAGGCTATCAAAAATGCAACTCGGTGAATTAATCGACGCATCCGTGCCAGAAGTGGCCGCGCTGCCCGTTAGCGTTCATGCGGCGCTGGCGAACGAATATGCAGAATTGCAAGCCCGCACGAAGCGCATCGGCGCTACACTGGACGCGGCGCTTGAAATGGCGTATGGCGGCAAGAATGAGCCGGGGACCAGCCATATCGAACGCGATGGGTACGACGTTAAGGTCGTCGTCGGTAAGACCGTTTCGTGGGATGCCGAACAGCTTAACGACATGGCGGGCGATGACGAACTGCTAGAGTGGATGGACTGGAAGCCATCTATTCAGGAAAGTCGCTACAAGGCTGCGCCCGCCCGTATTCGCGAACAGTTGGATAAGGCGCGGACGGTAAAGCTGGGCAAGGCTCGCATTGAGATTAAGAAGGGAGAGTGATGATGCGTAAGTTTTTTGCATTCTTGAGTGGTGCGCTTGGTATCGGGCTTGGCGTTTCCCTGTTGTTCGATTTTATTGGCAACGGCGGCACGCTGATGTTGCAGGCACGAGCACAGCCTGAAGCTGTTGGCTTTATGCCCATGGTTACGCTGTTCCTTATTGTTGCGGCACTTGTGGGCAACTTTGTTGTCTATATTCGCCACCGTCCGTACACTAGCATGAAAACGGTCAAAGTTGGCGATTGGACGACTACGACGATCTATAAGAAGGAGGACTAAATGGCAATCACACTAGCAAACCTACAGCGCAAGAACGAGCGCAAGCCGCCTCGTATCATTGTGCATGGGCCGCGCGGCGTGGGCAAGACTACACTGCTGGCATCGCTGCCCGAGCCTGTGCTTGTGCAGGTAGAGGATGGCTTGGGCAAGATCGATATCCCGCATTTCCCCCTTGCCAAGTCGTTCAGCGATGTGCAGGAAGCGATTGGCGCGGCGGTGGATGCGGGTGAGTTCAAGACGATCATTCTCGACAGTCTCGATCACTTCGAGGCGCTGGTATGGGCTGAAGCCTGCAAGCGCAACGGCGTTAACTCCGTGGAAGATATCGGCGGGGGATTCGGGAAAGGTTATCTTGAAGCCGACAAGGTGTGGCGCGAGTTCATGGACCTTGTTAACAGCGCCCGAAACGATGCTGACATGATCGTTGCCATGACTGCCCATAGCGACGTGCGGACGTTCAAAGACCCGGAAGGGGCAGCGTACGACCGTTACGAAATGAAGCTGCACAAGCGCGCCAATGCGTTCTTGCAGGAAAAGGCCGACCTGATCCTGTTCGCCAACTTCGACACGGCCACCAGCGAGATTAAAGAAGGTTCGCAAAAGCGCACGGTCGGACGGGGCGGGCAGACCCGTTCGCTGTACAGTGAACATCGTGCGGCGTTCGATGCCAAAAACCGCTATGATTTGCCGCCAAAGGTCACGCTGGCCAAGCCCTTTGATTGGAGCCAGTATGCCGAGGCGTTTCCACAGGAGTATTTTGCATGAGCGATGTAATGATTGATTTTGCCAAGCGAGAACTTGCCACCCTTCGTTCATCCGATGAGGCGGATGAAATGCAGGACATGATAGAAAAACATGTTCTCGAAATGGTCAAGCTGTTTTCCGATGAGGGTCACAGCGGCTCAAGCGCCAGTTACACGGTTTCCATTCTGGAAAAAGTATTGCGGTTTGAGCCTATTACCCCATTGACGGGTGAAGATGCAGAATGGACCGTTCTAGACTATGGCCCAGACATGGTTGCACAAAACAAGCGGTGCAGTCACGTATTTAAACGCGCTGACGGATCGGCTTATGATTGCGAAGCGGTAATCTTTCGCGATCCCGATGGCTCTTGTTTCACATCAAAGGGCAGTAGCCGTGATGTGACTTTCCCTTACCGGCCCACCCGCGAATATGTTGACCGTGCAAATTAAGGAAAACTGACACATGGCTAAGATTGGCTTCAACACTGCCGACGCCCCGGAACCGACGAACGACTTCGATCCGATCCCCGCTGGCGACTATCCGATGCGCGTTATCAATTCGGAGATGAAGGACACCAAGGACGGCACGGGCAAGATGCTGGTGCTGGAAATGGACATCACCGATGGCCCGTGCGCCGGTCGCAAGCATTGGGAGCGGTTCAACCTCGTTAACAAGAACCCGCAGGCCGTCGAGATTGCCCAGCGTTCGCTTGCCCAGCTTTGCCTTGCGGTGGGCAAGGTATCTGTCGATGACAGCGAAGAACTGCACATGCTGCCGTTTATCGCCAAGATGAAGGTTACGCCGCCCAAGGGCGAATATGCGGCAGGCAATCAGATTGCGGCGTATAAGGAGGCCGCTGGCGGAAAGGCTGCGGCAAAGCCTGCTGCTAGTGCCGGTGCGGCTGCGTCGTCAGGCGGCGGAAAGCCTAAGGCGTACAAGAACAGCGAGGACGGGAAATGGTACGATGAGGATGGAAACCAGATTCCGTTCTTCCGGCTATCCGGATATGAAAAGGTAGAAGCCTAAACCAAGAGGGCCGCACCGCAAGGTTGCGGCCCTTGCCTTTTGCGGAATTGGCACTATAAAGAATGGCACTAATAGGAGGTTTTGGTGCCAACGCCATATGAGCCATACGATGGTCCGATTATCTCGCGACAAGAAGCGAAAGAATTGGGTATTAATAAATGGTTTACGGGTAAGCCGTGTAAACATGGCCATCTTTCTCAGAGACTTGTTACATCGCAAGCGTGCTGTGAGTGTAGAAAATACGTGAAGAAGAAGCCCGAACCGATTGAGCGTGTTAGGGCTAGGGCTGCCACATGGAGAGAAGCTAATCGCGAAAAAACAAGGGATTATATCAGGGAATACATGAGGAAAAATTGGGGAAAGTACGCTCCAAAGCAAAAAATATGGAAAGAGGAAAACAAGCATAAATTGAGAGCGTATATTGCTGCATCGCAGGGCCGGAGAAGGGCGGCGCTTATGGATGCTGGCGGCACTTATACGCCAGCAGACATACAAAGGATTGGGAAAGCGCAAAAATGGAAATGCGCTTATTGTGGTGTTGGGGTAAAAGGGAATTACAACATTGACCACATTGTTGCCATCGCCAAAGGCGGTTCAAACTGGCCTTCGAATTTGCAGCTTACGTGCCCGACCTGCAACAGTCGGAAACACGCAAAAGACCCGATGGATTTTGCAAGGGAATGCGGTAAGCTGCTATAAAATCGCTTGACAGCCTTACGCACCCCGTCCATTGTGGCGGGGTGTTTTGTTTTGGAGGGTGTTATGGATGTTTTGATTGGATGCGGCATTCTGCTTGCTGTGATTGTAACGCTTTCTATCGGCTTTGCATTTTGCGCGGCGGTAATGCACTTTACGCTTAATTGGCTTGATCGCCGTGGCTAAACTGCCCGCCACAATCGACCCCACGTTGCAAGCCGCTGATGCTGCGCTAGTAGCAACGCAGGATCGCAGCCGCCGAAAATATCTGGGCATGAGTGCCATCGGCGATCCGTGCGAGCGCAAACTTTGGATGACCTTTCGATGGGCCAGCCAAGAAACGTTCGATGCGCCCACGCTAAAGCGGTTCGAGGATGGGCACCGCGCAGAGGACTTGATTATTGCCCGTCTGCGGTTGGTCAAGGAGCTGGAAATTCACGACCGAGAGGAAGGCGGCGGGCAGATTGCTTGCGTCGATTTTGGCGGGCATTTTCGAGGGCATCTCGACTGGATGTGCCGTGGGCTTATCCAAGCACCAAAGGCTTGGCACGTGGGCGAGATGAAATCCTCAGCCAAGATTGCCGAGTTGGAAAGGCATAAGCTGAACCTTGGCGAAAAGAACGCGCTTCAGGCTTGGAACGTGACGTATTACGGGCAAGCGCAATGCTATATGGCGTATCAGGGTGTTGAGCGGCACTGGCTTGTCTGTACGACGCCCGGCGGGCGCGAATGGACTAGCGTTCGCACTGAGTTCGATCCGGTCGCGTTCATGAAGCTGAAGGCAAAAGCCGAGCGCATCATATTCAGCGACGAGGCCCCGCCGCGCATTGGCGATGCCACGAACTTTGCGTGCCGCTGGTGCCATTTCTCTAGCATTTGCCACGAGAACGCTTTGCCCGATCGGGAATGCAGATCGTGCCTACATTCCACGGCGTTGCGCGAGGGCGGGTGGTCGTGCGCGCTTGGGCATGAGTTCGGGACGACATGCTGCGATCACAGATGGCTCCCCAGCATGTTGAATGCGGTGCAGATCGATGTTGTTAATGGGGCTGACATTGTGTATCAGTGGCGGTCGAATGGTGAAGGATGGGTGGATGCGGGTTCTGATAGCATGTGAATATAGCGCTACCGTGCGCGACGCATTTCGTGCGCGGGGGCATGATGCTTGGTCGTGTGATTTGTTGCCGACCGAAGGCGATCCGCAGTGGCACCATCAAGGTCCTGTGGAACCAATTCTTAATTGGTATTGGGACCTTATGATTGCCCATCCCCCCTGCACCGACCTAGCCGTGAGCGGCGCTCGTCACTTCCCGGCCAAGATCGCTGATGGCAGGCAGCAGCGCGCGCTGGATTTTGTGCGGCAACTGCTGGATGCGCCCATTCCGCGTATCGCGCTGGAAAACCCCATCAGCGTCATAAGCACCAAAATCCGCAAGCCGGATCAGATCATCCAGCCGTGGCAGTTCGGCCATGGCGAGACGAAGGCGACTTGCCTGTGGCTGAAGAACCTTCCCAAGCTGGTGCCTACTGATATTGTCGAAGGTCGCTCGGATCGCATCCACAAGATGCCTCCAGGCCCTAACCGCTGGAAAGAGCGCAGCCGCACCTACAAGGGCATTGCTGGGGCTATGGCTGAACAGTGGGATGGCCTGTGAAAAACTGCACACCGAACGAAATTGGCTGCGCCTTTGTGCTATTTTGCGCTTGGCCCGGAATTGTATTTTTGACAATTTTTTTGATTGGTAAAATACCATGAGGCTACGCCACTATCAATCTGCGTCTAACGAAGCCGCCAAGCAATACCTAGAGGACCACAAGAGCGCTCTTGTAGTGTTGCCAACAGGTTCCGGTAAGGCGGCTTCTATTGGAACCTTTATCAAGGAGGTTGTGCAGGAGTTCGATAGCGCGCGTATCTTGTCGCTTGTTCATAGCAAGAAACTGGTAAA